TGTATCGTTGCCGTGCGTTTTTCATTATCCTCCGTATGAACCGCCACCGCCACCGCCACCAGATGTACCAGTGTTAGTACCTTGAGGTGTAGTTATACCTTGAAGTCCACCTGCTGTTGGTTTCTTAGTAGCTAGTGATTGGGTTCCTGTTTGTCCTTGACCTCTCTTAGCTCTTTTCTTAGCTTTTACTTTTGCCTTTTTCTTAGTCTCATCTTCCTGTACAGGAGTAGGAGTAGGAGGTGCTGGCATCTCTGTAGGAGCTTGTTGTACTGGTAGTGGGGGTGGTGGGGTAGTTGGTGGAGCTGGTATAGGTGGAGGGGGAGGTGTTGATCTGTTACCGCCTCCGAATATACTTGAGATTAGGCTTCCGCACATAATTATTCTCCTTTGAGTTTTTCTTTTAGTATACGTATTATTGATAATTGACCAGCTCTATAAGATATTTCTTTCTCCGATAGGGTGTGGTCTGGAAACTTGTCTGGGAACTGTTCATCTAGTTC